TCATAGTGTCTTCGGATCCTGTGACAGCTGCCCCGTCCACCATTCGGCGAGCGTTGGGGCGGTGTCTTCCAGCTGCTGGAGCCGGTCGTACCAGGGCGCGATGTCGGGCGCCGCCGGGTCGAGGCCTTCGGCTGCCAGGCGCGCGGCGATCCAGCGATGGCGTAGCGCATCGAGCTCGCTCCAGATCAGGGCAATCGCGCCGGTCGGGCGATAGGCGCGCTGCCAGACGTTGATCCGGCCGGTCTCCGCCGCAACACCTTGCAGCGTGCCGATCTCGTCGGCGATCAGGCGGTCGATCGCGGGACGGTCGGCGGACAATGTACGCATCCGCTCGCCCAAGGCTAGCAGCGTCCGTATCGCTGCGGCCAATATTGCCACTGCCGGGTCGGCTGTCCAGCAGCCCGTCGTGAGCAACCGCTTGGTCTCGGGGCAGACGAAGGATGACGGCGACCGAAGGCTGGCAACGTGCATCCCATGCTCCCCGCGCCGGGCATCGGCGACGGCAAAAGGTGGGACTGATTGTCCAACTTTTCAAGGAAGGAAGTCGCGGTAACTCATGGACTTCTGGGACTACGAGTCGGACGATTCGGACAAATCTTCGAGCTAGTCCGCTTTCTGTCCACCATGCGCCGCGCGCCAGCGGTCGATCATGTGGGGGCCAGGCACGTCGGGATACGGCCCTTTGCCGGCGGCGCGACGGCCGGTCACCAGAAACTCGACAGAAACCCCTGTAATCAGCGCAAATTGTTCGATGAAAGCATGCGGCATCGGCGTGCGCGATTCGTATTTGCGGTAACGCTCCGCGGGCACGCCGAGCAAGGTCGCCATCTGGCCCGCGGTCAGCCCCTTGAGCCGGCGCAGTGCCTTGACACGCGCGATGTAGAGAGCATCGAATTCCCGCGGCGTGATCGACATCGTCATGGACAAATTGTACCACGATGCCTGGCGATGGCAATCCGTTGCTGCGACTTGCGATGTTGGACAATATGTCCAAAGTTGCAGCACGGATGATAGCGTCGGCCGGCCAGCGGCGCTCGGATTTCCAGCAGGAGATGAGGAATGACGGAGCGGAGTGCCGCGCAACCGCGCGTGTCGGACGAGCACGCGACTGGCGGGACCACGGATCGACTGGCGGCCATCCGCGCGAGTGCGGCCCGGCGATTGTCCGCGCTCCCGGTGCGGGGCGACCGTCCCGATGCCGCCGAGCGGCTGGCCGCAGCGTTGCGGCGGCGGGAAGAATCCGAGCAGCGGCGCGAGGACACGGTGCAGCGGTGGCGGCATAAGAGCGATGGCACGCCCGAGACGCATGAGAAAATCAACGCAATACCCGAACATCGGCGTCAATCGCCGTTGCTGCGGATGGAGCGGCTGGGCAAGATCAGCGCCGACGAGCGCGCCGCAGCCGAGGAAATTGCCGGTATCATCGAGCGCATCGGGCGCAGCGGTGCGCTCCGTTCGATCTCGCTGGAAACGCGGATCGACTATGCCGGCTCGGCCCGCGACCAGCTCGTCGAATCGCTCGCGCGCGTGCGGCTCGAAGTGGCGTATCGCGCATGGCGGCGGGCGATCCCCGAGCCCAAGGCAATGGTGCTCGACATGATCACGACCAACCAGTCGTTCGTGCAGCAGGCGCGCAAGCATGGGTTGCAATGGCGCACCGCGCGCCGCCGGTTGATCACCGCGCTGCGGCTATGGCCCGACATGATCGCCGGGGCGCGGCGAGATGTCGAGAGGCAGGATGTCGAGGCGCTGTATGCGCGGCTCGGCACCGGCGAGCTGCGCGGAGCGCCCCCGGCCACAACGCCGGGCGGCTGCGAAAACAAAAAGAGAACATAAGGGGAATATTTGCTTGACTACCACGACAATTCGTGTATATCGACATCATCCCAATTTGCGTCCGGCCCGAAGAGCCAGCGCAGGTCCTTAGCAGCACATTGTCGATCGAGGGGCGTTTCGCCGTCGCGCGTCGACCGGACGCCGCGCTCGAGAAATTCGGCGTTGCGTCGCTTTGCCCAAAACCGGGGCCCCGGCGAAAATCGGATCCAACCTTTTCCGCGCGATGTCGTGGCGCGGCGCATACTCTTTGGAGGATCGATGGCGACGAAGCGCGCAGGAACGAAACGTGCCGCGCCTGCCGGCACCAAGGCGCCGGTAAACATCGCCACGGAAATCCTACCCCGCCCCTATCGCGGAAGGATCGACATCAGCGACGCGATGCGAGGCGACGTGCGGCGCTTCGCCGAAATCGGCATACCGCATGCGATCATCGCCCGGATCGTCGGCATCAGCCTGTCGACGCTGAAGCGGCGATGCCGCGCGGAACTCGATGCCGGAGTCGAGGTCGCCAATGCGCAGATCGCGTTGACGCTGTTCGAAACCGCGATGGGCGGGAATACGACGGCCCTGCTTTGGTGGGAAAAGACCCGGGCCGGGCGGCGCGATGTTTCCGGCGATACGGCCGGGACCGGTGGCGGCACGAGCAGCGGGCTCATCACGCCCGACATGTCGGCGCGCGCGGCGGCCGAGCGTTATCGGGCGGAGCTCGGGTAATGGCGGCCGGACACTTGCCGGCGCCGAGCTCGAGAGCCCCGGAGGCCGTAGAATTTGCTCCCGTGGCATGGCCGCCGGACTATGTGGGAGAGTTCATGGTACGGCAGAGGCGGCTGCGGCGGCTGAAGGCGGACGAGCGTCTGCGGGCCGGATGGGCCGAGCGCTATCGCGACGATCCGGCATCCTGGATCGCGCATTGGGCAGTGACCTATGACCCGCGCAACGCCGCCGGCGATCTTCCGACGGTGATACCGTTCGTGCCGTTCGCCCGGCAGATCGAGATGATCGCGTTCCTGAAGGCGTGCGTCGATGGTCAGCAACATGGCCTGATCGAGAAGGCACGCGACATGGGTGCGACATGGATCGCCTGCGCCTTTTCGGTATGGCTGTGGCTGTATCGACCCGGGGCGGCGGTGGGCTGGGGATCGCGCAAGGAACAATTGGTCGACAAGATCGGCGACCCCGACAGCATCTTCGAGAAGATGCGGATCATTCTCCGCCACCTGCCGCGGCTGATGCTGCCTGAAGGCTTCGACCCGGGCGACGACATGCCGAGCATGAAGATCGTCAACCGCGCGACGGGTGCGACGATCACCGGGGAATCGGGCGACAATATCGGGCGCGGCGCGCGCAAGCTGATCTATTTCAAGGACGAGAGCGCGCATTACGAGCGACCCGAGAAGATCGAGGCAGCGCTGGCCGACACGACCAATGTCCAGATCGATATCAGTTCGGTCAACGGCCCGGGAAACGTGTTCCACCGCCGGCGCGAGGCCGGGATCGAATGGGTGCCTGGCGCGGCGCTGGCGAGCGACCGGGCGAACGTGTTCGTGATGGACTGGCGCGATCATCCGGCCAAGGACGCCGCCTGGTATGCACGGCGACGGGCGAAGGCGGAAGCCGACGGGCTCCTGCATGTCTTCGCCCAAGAAGTCGACCGCGATTACACCGCCGCCGTCCGCGGCATCATCATTCCCGGCGATTGGGTCGCCAGCGCGATCGATGCGCACCTCGTGCTGGGCTTCGACGACGGGGGCGCGTGGCGAGCGGCGCTGGACCCTGCTGACGAGGGCGGCGACCTGCACGCGCTGGCGATTGCCAAGGGGTCGGTGGTGCATGCAGTCGAAGATTGGGGCGGCGGCGATGCCGGCGCGGCGACGCGACGCGCGGTCGATTGCCTGCGCGGGCGGACGGTGGCGTTGCAGTACGACAGTATCGGCGTCGGCGCGGGCGTGAAGGCCGAAGCGAACCGGCTGCGCGACACGATCGCCGACGATGGCCACGCGTTGCTGCCGAGCGGGATTACGTTTCAACCGTGGAATGCCGGGGCATCCCCGCTCCGGCCGCGCGATCATGTCGTGCCCGGCGATCGCGAGACGCCGACCAATGGCGATTTCTACGCCAATTTGAAGGCGCAGGCGTGGTGGCAGCTGCGCCTGCGCTTCGAGCGGACGCACAAGGCGGTGACGGCGGGCGAGACGCACGACCCCGCCGACCTGATCAGCCTGCCGCGTGCGATGCCGGGGCTGGCATCGCTGCGAAAAGAATTGAGCCAGGCGACGCGCGCCGTGAACGGCGCATTGAAGCTGGTAGTCGACAAGAAACCCGAGGGCACACGCTCGCCCAACAAAGCCGACGCGCTGGTGATGGCGTTCTGGCCGGCAGAGGAAATGGTGGCGTCGGCGGGGTTTCTGGAGATGGTGCGGGCCGCGAATATGACATCGAAAAGACCATCAGAGACTATCGACGGCCCGCCGGACCAACGCTTCAAAGCGTGACCTCGTAAAAGTTGTCAGCGAGATTGTGGATCATCGTAAGAATGGCAAAATAAAGAGGAACATGGCGGTGACCCCAAGGAAACTTCTGACACTATGAAGCCGGCCCCATTGGACGAGCATTTCGCGACTTTCCGGGTGGACGATGCTCGGGTCCAGGCCCATGAGGCGTTTGTTGACGGGAAAGATGACCAGAATCGTGAAGGGCCAGTTCGCGAGAAGAGCGACGCTCCCGGCAGCCCAAAACCAATCTTTTGTCAGATAACAGGCCAGCAGACCGGCCATGCCGCCGAGTATGACCAGGCCGGACTGGATGGGCAGTGCGCGCTTGTAACTCGGTTGCCATTGTTGAAGCAGCGGACCATCGCTCAGAGCAAGCCGCGCGGGGTGCTCGACCAGGGTAATGTAGAAGGCTGCGCCAGTGAAAAGCGTGGCGGTGAGCAAAGCAATAAGTGAGATTATCATAGCCGTTCCCTCGCTTGACTCGAGGAAGCGCCAGCCCACAGGACAGCGCCTCCCGAATTTCGGGTGACGCCGTGGCTGGGAAGAACCCCGGGTGGGGTGCAGGAACTACCGACCTGCCGCTCTATTTCCGGCTGATCCGCTATCGCTGCTCGCGCGCGATCAATCAAGCGCCAAGAGCTGAGCTAATCGGCGTCAAATGGCGCCGGTTCTGATTCAGAGCCAGGATGCGCGGACGTGGCCTGAGACGAGGAGTCGACCAGGTCAATCCATTGTACGGACGACGACCCTCAGCCGGTCGCCGTCCTTCTCAATCAGCGCGTCAGCGCCGTGCATCCTGATGTGCCGCAGCGCCATTCGCCTGCATCGGACGTCCCCGTTGATCCGATGCTCCACCCAGCGGCACCACGACGGGTCGGCAAGAGCGATACGCTCCGCCGCAAACAGGGCTACGCCGTGCTCGGTGCGAACCTGCTTGATGTGCAGAAGCCAGCGGTTGCGTTCGGTCATTGCCGCGGGGACTACGCCGCAGCGATTTCACTTTCCATCCCGACCGAAAAAATCGACGCCCAGTAGCCCTCCCCGTTAGGCGTTCGGGTGGGGCGTACCTCGAACCGATCGCCTGCGGATAGCCCCCACCCCCAAGCCCCTCCCCTAAAGGGAGGGGAGAAGTCGCCCCACCCTTCACAGAAGTCACAATCGTAGTTGGCACGGCTAGCGCACAAAGGAGAACCCGATGCCCAAAGGCGGCGTGCAAACCAACATCACCTATAGCTGGGGCAATTCGGGTAACGCGAATGCATGGGGACCGTTTTCCCCCGGCTTTCCGCTCGCGCCCGTCGTGCAGCAGCCGGTGCGCGGGTACGATTTCAAGCCCAACATCAACGCGACGCTGCAACCGCGCGCTTATGAGCAGACCGGATTCCCGGCATTGCGAGCGTTCGCCAATGTCGAACTCGTGCGGCTGGCGATCGAGACCCGCAAGGACCAGGTCGAACGGCTCGACTGGCAGATCAAGCCGGTCGACGGCGCGGCGAAGATCGCCGGCGACCCGCGCATCGCCGAGCTCACCACATTCTGGCGCAAGCCCGACGGCGTCACGCCGTTCGCGACCTTCATGCGGTCGAGCCTGGAGGATCTGCTGACGCTCGATGCGCCGGCGTTCGAGAAACGGCGCAATCGCGGCGGCAAATTGATCGCGCTGGAGATCGTGCCGGGGGATACGATCCACCCGATGGTCGACGATACCGGGCGGCGGCCGCGCGGGCCGACCGACATCGCCTATCAGCAAGTGATCAAGGGCGTGGTGTGGGCGAACCTGACCAATCGCGACTTGCTCTACGCGCCGCGTAACGTGCGGCCGCATCATCTCTACGGCTTCGGGCCGGTCGAGCAGATCATCGTCACGATCAACACGATCCTGCGGCGTCAGGCGGCGCAGTTGAGCTATTTCACCGAAGGCAATGTGCCGGCAGGGCTGCTCAATGCGCCCGAGGGATGGGATGCGCCGAAAATCCAGGAATTGCAGCAATGGTTCGATGACCGGATCGCGGGCAATGCCGCCGAGCAGAACAAGCTGATCTGGGGACCGCACGGATCGCAATTCACCGCGTTCAAGGCGGCGCCGATCAAGGACGAGTTCGACGAATGGCTGGCACGGATCGTCGCCTTCGCCTTCTCGCTGCCCCCGACCCCGTTCGTGCGGCAGATGAACCGGTCGACCGCGGCCGAGGATCAGGAGCGCTCGCTCGAGGAAGGGCTCGAGCCGCTGCAGCTATGGATGAAGCGCTGGATCGATGACGTGATCCAGATCGAGTTTGGCTATCCCGACCTGGAATTCTCATTCGTCAAGGCGACCAGCATCGATCCGCAAGTGCAGTCGGAGATCGACGATCGCGATCTGCGCAATGGGTCACGGACGATCGACGAGGTGCGCCATGCGCGGGGGGATGATCCGCTGCCCGATGACCTGGGGGCCAGGCCGATGTTGTACACGAGCGCTGGGGCGGTGTTGCTGGAGAATGTGAAGGCGGCGCTTGCAACCGCCGTAGCGCCGGATGAGGGCCAGTGACGACTTTAGTCGAAACGCTTTCAACGCTCGTTGTTGTACAGCCGCTCACCCTCCCGGCGTAAGTCGGCAAGGGACATACCGTCGGATGGGCGGAGATAAGGCTCCACGGGTGCGCTATAGGCGTCGCAACGCCGGACTTTCCGAGGTCTGTACATGAAGGTCGCATTGTACCCACCGAGACTATTGCGCCGGAGCATCCATCTCCGGTAGCCCAGGTCCTTGCGATAGCTAGCGTGTTGGATGGTCAGGACGCTAAGCCTTCGCACAGGTAACGCACCGCCCAGCATGCGCCCGACGTCAAGATCGACGAACCAGGGCCAGGACATGACGATACAGTCGCCGCCACATTCTGGGTAAGCGCTGGGGATCTGACGCACGATCCGAGCGGATATCAGCACATCGTAACAGTCGTCGGCGGCTTTCGCGTTGTCGGCAGCGACCGCCGACGGAACATAGACGAAGATCACCGCCGACAGAATTACTGCGGTCGTCGCGATGCGTCTCATGTCCAAAGCTTAGCCAATCAGGCTGGCCGCCGCCACTGCGGTGCCATTCTCAGGATAGTGCATGCCGCCACGACCCCCAACCATATCCCGAAAGGAAAGCCATCGCATGACGCGGTTTCGCCAATTCGGCGCGATTACCAAGATCGAGGATCAGGACGACGGCAGCATCAAGGTCTGGGGCGTCGCCTCTTCCGAGACGCGCGACCAGCAGGGCGAGACGATCACCGCCGCAGCGATGAAGGCGGCCTTGCCCGATTACGGGCGCTTTCCGGCTCTCCGCGAGATGCACGAGCCGAGTGCGGCCGGGCGCGTGGTCGAAGCCGAAGTCGACGATCACGGCATCACCCAGATTTGCGCGCATGTCGTCGATCCGCTGGCGATCACCAAGGTGCGGGCTGGCGTCTATGCCGGCTTTTCGATCGGCGGGAAGGTGCTGAAGCGCGACACCGCCGACCGTAGCGTGATCACTGCGCTGAAGCTGGTCGAGATCAGCCTGGTCGACAGCCCCTGCAACCCCGACGCCGTCATCAACATGTGGAAGGCCGATATG